TCTTGTTGATGCGCTTCATTGCGTTGTGCGCCGCGTGGGCGGCGATCTCGGCGGCGTCCTGGATGAGCTGCGGGTCCCATAGGCCGCTACGAGGTGCGGTGACGCTGATCTGGATGCGGGCACCGAGTCGATCGGTGACGACGACCGTGGTCCGGTCCGGGTAGAGGCCGTATTCGTCGGGCTCCATCACCACTCCTCGGTGCGGACGTAGGCGGGCAGGTCGATCTCGGTGATCTCGTCGTCGGGGTAGCCGGGCCATACGCCGGAAGCGCTGCAGTCGCGGTAGATCTCCAGGGCCTCGGAGACCTTCCGGTCGCCGTAGGACGTCGCGCGCTCCGCGAGTTGGACGACGTGCACCAGGTACGGGGCGGCCTTCTCGACGGCGACGAACACGAAGAACGGCTCGGCGCCGGGATGGGCCGCACGGAACCCGCGGCGGTAGAACGCGTCCTGGATGAAGTAGCCGTGGTTGTTCACGGCCTTGCTCAGCGCGTCTCCGGAGGCCGACTCGGCCGTCTTGAGGTCGACGATCCCGTCGGGCCGCAGCCAGTCGGCTTTAAGCCGGCACATCACGCCGGTCGCCGGGTCGCGCCAGATGATCGCCCGCTCCGGCTCACCTCGGGTGAACAGCTTCCCCGCGATCGGGTGCGCCCTCACGGCGGCCGCCATGGCCAGCGCGGCGGCATGGTCGGCTGGGCGAAGCGGCACCTTTCCCTCGGCCCGGAGCTTGGCGACGGCGGCCTTGTCGTCTTCCTTCTGCCAGGCCTCCGGGTTCTTGCCCGTGCCGGGGAACAGCACCGGTGCCGGGCCAGACCCGAGCACCAGGGTGTGGACGGCGTGGCCGAGGTCGTACTCCCGCTTCACCGTCAGCGTTCCGGTGTCGAGCTGGTGGCGGAAGCGGGCCGGGCCCCCCGGCTTCAGCAGCTCCTTGGCGCCGGTTGACGACAGCGTCACGTTGGCCAGGGCGGGGGCGAAGTACTCCTCGTCGGTCAGGAAGTAGACGCCCGGCTCCAGGTCGGCGGCGGTCATGCGGCCACGTCCGGCATGTGCGGTTGCCCGTCGAACCGGAGCCGCTTGACGTGCACCCAGCGGCTCGGGAACAGGTCGTCGGTCGGCGGCACCCACTGGGCGAGCCGGTCGCACCGCAGGCACTTGCCGTACCGCTCGTCGGCGGCGTAGGCGATGTCGGCGGGGATCAGGTCCAGGGCGGCGAGGACGCGGAGAACCTGGGCGGCGTCGGTGGTCCCGAGTCCGATTGCGGCAGTGGAGTGACCGGCTCGGACGTGGACGTCATCGGGAAGAGGCCTGATGCTGACGTAGGAGGCGCCACGGTCCCAGCGGACAAGGCGACCAAGCACGCGCCGTCGTGTGACAGTGACGCCCTCCTGCTGCCGGGCCCACCGCATCGCGGCACCCACCGCGCGCCAGTGCGGGAACGTCTTCACGAGCGCACCTCCAGGACTGCGACGACGAACGTCACGGGCAGGGCGAGCAGGCCGGACAGGACCGCGAACGCGATGAGCCCGGACATGGCCGCGTGGAGCGGGTGGGCGCCCTTACGGCGGCCGTAGACGACACCGAGGGCGGCGGAGGCGACAGCGACGGCCAGCAGGTAGGCGAGGATCTCGGCGAAGGTCATCGGGCACCGCCGTTCGCCAACTCCAGCAGCACATCGGCGTGGCATGGCTGGTCCAGATCGCACCAGCACGCCAGGTCCCGGCCCGCAAGCTCACGACGGATGTCGTCGATGTCGACCTTCATGAACCGGCCGCGCCTGCTCGGGTAGGCACTGAGCATTCCGGGCGTCGGGGCGGTAAGCGTGAGGCGGAACAGTTCGACCAGCTCAGTCCGGGTTCCCCATCGGACTTCGGTCTTCACCACGTCGTCGGCGCTGAACCACATGTCGTGCCGGATGTCGGGGCCGCTGCATCGACCCTCGTAGTCCCACGCCCGGCCGAACCGCTCCAGGTGATCGGGGCCGAAGCGGACCAGCCCATAACTCCGGTCGTGGTACGCGAACGGGTTCCCCCAGCGAGTGGGGCGGCCGACGTAGACGGCGCCCTCGGGCATCCGCCACCCGGCGATGCGGCGACGCTGAATGCGCTTCGGCATCACGCCACCCCCGCCCAGCGGACCGGGGAGTCGGTGCGGGCCGTGACCAGCCGCAACGTGTGCGCCATCTGCTCGGTGGTCAGCGCCAGCGCGGGCCACAGGATCACCTGCACGGGGCCGCGCTCACGGCGGGCGAGCTGCACGGTGACGGGCACCCGGTCGGCGGCCAGCACGGCGGTGAGCTCGATCGCCTCGTCCGGGGTGAGCGGGTGACGGGTGGGCAGGTCGGCCCGGCACAGGCCGGGGAACGTCGCGGTGGTCACTGGTCCTCCAGTCGACGGCGGACGGTGTAGCGGACGGGAAGCTCGCGGTGCGCGCTGAACCCGCGGCGGACGGCGCACATGTCGGCGGTCAGCTCGAAGCGGTGCGAACACACCTCGACGTCGTCAGTCCAGGACTGCTGCTGCACGACCTGCCAGCGGCGGAAGACCAGCCGGGCGGTCACTTCACACCCCCGAGCCGGGCTCGCAGGCGGGCGAACAGTCCGTGCGGGGCAGCGCGGTGACGGCCCGCCGGGAGCTTGGCCCGGTAGAAGTCGTCGAACCGCTGCTGCACCTCGATGTCGGCCGGGGTGTAGACGATGCCGATCGTGGGCGGCACCTCGTAGGCCGGCTGCTCCTTGGTGTCGTCCAGAGGTGGGCGTCGGAACGGCGGGTTGATCCGCTTCGTCTCCTCCTCGGGCAGGCTGAATCGCACGGTGTCGTCCAGTTCGATCACCTCCACGTACGCGTGGCGGGGACGGGCTTCGGTGGTCATCGGCGGGCTCCCGTCAGGGCGGGGGTGGTGACGTTGTCGAGGCACAGGTCGCAGGTCACGTCCTGGAGCCGGAACGTCGCGGTCTCCTCCGGCGGCAGGTCGGCCAGCTGCTCGCCGCACGACAGGTCGGGGCGCAACGTCGACGGCTGGTAGTGGATCGGCGCCGGTCGGAGCACGGCCTCACCGCGGTAGGCGCCCATCAGGACTCACCCCGGGCCGCGCGCTGAGCCGGGCAGGAGTCCAGGCACGGCCGCTCCTCCGGCTGCGCCTGGCACTCCGGCGAGCAGGCCGGTCGGCGGCAGGCGCCCGTGCACGACTCGGCCTCGACGCACCAGCCGCCCGACCCTGCGACCTGGCAGTCCGTCCCGGCGCTGAAAGCAGAGGTCACGTCGACCAGGGCGCCGCCGTCGGTCACCGCACCGGCGTGCAGCGGCAGGCGCGGCGAGTGCGGGCGGATGACCTGCGGGTCCTCGTCGGCCCGCGAGTAAGTCAGCGCCTCGGCGACCGACTCCAGCTCGGCGACCCGGGCACGGAGGCGCTCCAGCTCACCGGCGTCGCGACCGGTCTTGTGCCAGGCGAAAACCTCGAACGAGACGTACCCGCCGATGAGTTGGCGCACGGTGGTCCGGTCGTCGAGGTGCTCGTCGGCCTTGATGCCGAGCGTGTCGGCCAGCTCACGGACCCGGTCGAGGTTCTCGGCCTCGGTCCCGTCGTGGCCGTTCTGCAAGTGAACCTGAACGTCGATGGAGTGGCGCGGCATCGGCACGTCCGGGTTGGCGGCGAGCCAGTCGGCGAAGGCGTGAATGGCGGTGATCCGCGCGCCGCGCGTCTCGTCGTGGATGATGGGTTGAGTCATCGGACTGCCTTTCTGATAGGTGGGAGGTCCGGTGCAGCGCCGTCCGGGGTCGAGACCGGGCGGCGCATCTGTTTCAGGAGCCGAAGAGCTCGGCCTCGAGGCGCTGCAGCTCGCTGGCGGCCAGGCCAGGGCAGGTGAAAGCGGTCTGCTCGCCGCGGGCCTCGACGGGGTGCCGGCCGTGCGGCTGGGTGCTGGTGCAGCGCTGCGGGTACATCAGCGGCCGGATCGGGTGCTCGCCGACATCGCCGACCAGGCCAGTTCGAACAGCGGCCGATCGCGCTCGGTGTAGGCGTAGACCGGGCGAAGCGCCCCGTCGATGAACCGGTCGACCTTGTCCGGCATCCGGCCGTGCTCGCCGATGAAGAGGCCCTTGATCCGGCCGCCGAGCTTCGACGCCACGGACCGGCGCTCCGCAGCGCTCAGGCCCTTGTCCTCGAGAAACTCGCCGACGGTGAGCGGCCGGGCCATCGGGTCCAGCTCCGGCTCCTCGCCCAGGGCGCGAGCCGCGACGTGCCGGGCCTTCGCCTCAAGCCAGGACGGGGCGACGATGCCGCGCAGAGCGGCGAGGACGTCGGCCTGACCCTTGGCGCGGGAGATGATCGCGGCCAGTTGGTCCTCGGTGGCGCGAGAGTTGATCGCACCGCCCTTGGTCCAGTAGGACTCGATCGCGTCGGCGACCTCGGACTGATAGGCGACGAGCACCGGCCGCGCCTCGTCGCTGACGCGAGAGGCCGGGATCGTCGCGAGCGCCATCAGGAAGGTCCGGACGTCGGCGGCGATCATGTTGCGACGCTGGTCCCCGACCTGAACCGTCGTAACGACGGTGGAGGCCCACGGCTGGCGCTGAAGCTTCCGGATCTGCTGGTCGGCGTCCAGCCCGATCGCCTCGAATACGGGCCGGAGGATGACGTGCGGCTTACCGTTGGCGTCGACGGCCTGGACCTCGCCGCCGTTGAACGGGATGCGGACGATGTCGGTCATGCCGCACGCCCCACGTCCTGCTTCGCAAGCTCCTGCTCGGCAAGCTCGATCTCGAGTTCAGCGAGGATGTTGCCGAGGCGCTCCGCGACCTCACGGCCCTTGGCTGAGTTCGGGTCGAGCGGCTCGACCCTCCGACGCGGCGACGGGGAGGAGGTCAGAGATGTCACGAGCTCACCGCCTGCTTGCTGCGGATGTCGAACATCGCCTCGAAGGTCGGCTTGACGCCGATCGCCTCGAGAGTGCCGGCGTGCTTCTGAAGAACGGTCACGGCGCTGGCGATGAACTTCTCGCCGACGATTCCGCCGCGACGGGCGAGATAGAGGGTCTTGGGATCGATGTTCAGCAGGCGCGCACGGGCCGCGTCGCTCGTTGCGCCGAGAGCGCGAGTGATGATGTTGAAGCGTTCCTCGTTGAGGTACACCCCGGCGTCTGTGCCCGACTGTTCTCGGGCGTGCATGCCTGAGTTCATGCTGCTCACTGTAGATCTCGGGCATGCACGCCCGCAACTCATCCGTTCGGACGATACAAGTCGGGCATGCATGCCCGGCAATATCACAGCATGTCTATGCGCGTAATGCTCAAAAAGGACCAAGCCAAGACCACCGACCGGCCGACACCGCCGCGTTCATTCATGCCGCGCGCCGCTACACCCCTAGGGTCGGGCGTACACGCCCGGTATCCTGCCCTCGTGGCACCTGCAGACGGCATCGACCGCGCGGCCTGGGCAAAACTCGTGGCTGACCTGCTCGAACGCGAGACCAAGGGTAAGAAGCTGCCCTTCGCTCGGCTCGTCGGGCGTGACCCGCGCACGGTCGACCGCTGGCTGCGCTGTGAGGTCACCGTTGATGAGGAGTCAGTGCGGCAGGTTGCGCGCGCGCTGGATCGCTCGCCCGTCGACCTACTGGTGCAGGTCGGCTACTACCGGCAGTCCGACCTCGCCCCGACAATTCCGCAGGACCCGCGCGAAGACCCGGTGGTCCAGCAGATCATGAGCGACCCGCGCCTCACCGAGGCCGAACGCCTCGAGCTGGTTCAGGAGCAGGTCGCCATCATGGACGCGGACCGCCAGCGGCGGATGGACGACTACGAGCGCCTGATGCGCCGGTTGGACAGCCGGCGGGACGTCCCGTGAGCCGGCGGCGTCTGGCCGCTGTCCCCGACCGGCCGCGCCGCGTCGTCCTCTACGTCCGCGTGTCCGCCGTCATGGGGCGCAGCGGCGACGACTTCCACTCCCCCGAGGTCCAGACCGCGGCCATGCGCCGCGTTACCGCGGGCATGCAGGAAGTCGACCTGATCGACGACGACATAGACCAGACCGGCCGCACGTTCTCTCGCGAGGGCATCGACAAGATCCGGAAGCTCGCCGAGGCACGCGCGATCGACGCGGTCGCCGTCTACGACGTGTCCCGGTTCGGCCGGAACGTGCTCGAGTCCCTGCAGTTCCTGTCCTGGCTCGCCGAGCGCGGCGTGACAATCCTGTCCGCCACTGAGCAGATCGACACATCGACACCGTCCGGGCGGTGGATGCTGACCAACCTTCTCGCCATCGCGGAAATGCGCAGCGACGAGATCGGCAACAACTGGGGCCAGATCATCGCCCGGCGCGCCCAGGCCGGCAAGCACCACGGCCGACCGCCGATCGGCTACCGCCGCGGCGCCGATGGGTTCCTCGAGCCGCACCCCGTCGAGGGCCCGGCGGTCACCCGCATGTTCGAGGCCTACGCGAGCGAGGCCACCGTGCGGGACATCGTCCGCGACTTCCACAAGGCCACCGGACGGGCGCCCCACGTCGCCACGGTGAAAAAGATGATCCAGAACGAGACGTACCGCGGGCATGTGCGGCTGCGGGCCGGCGGGGTGGCCGGCTCCGTCGAGGTGCTGAACGCTCACGAGCCTCTTGTCGACGAGGTTCTCTGGGGCAGGGCGCAGGCCCGGCATCTGCGGGACACGAGAATCCCGGCATGGCATGCGGTGCCCCAGTACGCCCTCTCCGGCCTGGGCCGGTGCGGTATCTGCGGGAGCACCATCAACCACCGGCTTGAGGGGAAAGCGCGCGGCCGGGTCGACACGGCCAGGATGTTCTGCTCCCGCCAGTTCGCCATCTTCGATCGCTGCTCCGGCTGCGGGTCATCAGATGAGCCCAAGGTGGTTGAGGCCGTCCTGGAGCAGGTCGAGATCTACATCTCCGAGCTGAAGTTCAACATCGGCGCACGGGCTGCCCAGATCGCCAGGTCCGATCGGGCAGGGCTCGATGCGGCCGCCGTCAAGGCAGAACTCAAGGCGACCCTCAAGGCGAAGGTCAAGGCCGCCGAAGGCTGGTCCCGGGGCCTCATGGATGACCGGACCTACCAGGAGACGGTGTCCACCCTGAACGCCGCCGAGGCGCGCCTGCTCGAGGCGCAGAGGCAGCTTGAAGAGGTGGCCAGCATGCCGGACCCCAGCAGCATCATCGCCGTGGGGGAGCGACTCCTCCGGATGTGGCCGAAGCTGAACGGGCCGCAGCGCAACCGTGCGCTGAAGGGCCTGGTCAAGTCCGTGACGATCATGCCGTCATCTAGGTACCGACAGCCGCCCCGCGAGCGTATTCAGGTCGAGTGGCTCTGACACACATTCTCGAGCCAGCACATCAGTGCTCGCGCGAGAATGTGTGTCAGCATCCGTGCTGGCGGGGGGCTATTCGCCGGGGTGCTTCGGTAAGAGCCAGTCGGCGAACTCGTTGGTCCATCGTTCGGCAGTGGCCTCGAGAAAGCGCTCAGCTGGCGTCTGCTGGGTGTAACGGTCGCCCCGGTAGTTGGCGGTGCTTCGCGCTGGAGGTCGGTCGGCAGCCGGACCATGGGGGGCGATCCGCTGGGTGACGCTCTCCCTGCAGTACACGCTGCTGGCGACAATGACGGTCTGGGCGGTGTTGCGGGCGAGGCTCTCGTCTACGTCGCTCCAGTCTCGTACGACGGCGGCGAGCTGGTAGCCCCGGTCGAGGGCGTAGTTGATGCGTTGTTTGGCGTAGGGACTGTCGAGGCTGATTTCTGGCGGGATGAAGATGACGGCGCGTTGAACCACTGTTCCCCCCGGAAAGCGTTCCCCTGGTAACTCGGTAACTCCCAGGTCAGGCGTTCATTGAACTTGCTTGTGATATGGAATACATCCTGTAACCGGGCCGTCACTCACTAGATCGTTTTCGGCCGGCGGTCAGCCGAACAGTCAGGCTTTTATATAGATGTCCCGCTTGAGCCTTCAACCTCTTGCCTGCGTAGATCGAGCGGTGCAGTATGTCGCACGACCAGTGCCCTGACTGGGCAGTGTCCAGCTAGGGCACGACACACCTCCATAGCGTCAGGACACATGCGCACCGGGCGGCTCATGGCCATGGCCGAAATCGGCCGCCGCCTCGGCGTGGGCCGCACGCGCACCAAACAGCTCATCGCCCGCCCGGACTGGCCGGCCCCGTTCGATGAGCTGGATGTTGGCCGCATCTGGCTCGCCTCCGATGTCGAGCGCTGGATCACCGAGCACCGGCCCGCCCTTCTGGAGGACGCCGAGGGCGAATAGCCGAAGCGGCGGCCAGGGCGCCCATCGCCCCGACCGCCGCCGTCCCACGCGGGTCAGTTCCGGTCGAACTCGCCGTCCTTGGCGCCACCGACGAACGCGTCCCACTCGGCCGGCGTGAAGACCAGCGCCGGACCGTTCGGGTCCTTCGAGTCGCGGACCGCGGTCGCCTGCCCGACAAACGCGATCTCCACGCAGTGGCCGGCCGCACCGGACCGGGAGCTCTTCTTCCACGACGCACCGGCCAGGTCGACCGTCATGCCCTTGGTCTCGATCTCCATCGTCTACTCCTTCCCCCGGCCGGAGCCTCCGGCCAGGAAGCTCATTCGTCGGCGGGAGGCGCGTCGCCTGCTGGCCGGAGGGTGTAGATGGCGTGGTCGGTCTGGCCGTCGTCGCTCTCCGCCAGGGCCAGACGCTCCACCGGCACCTCGCGCACATGGCCGGGGCCGGAGCCGGTGTCGATCCACACCCTCGCAACGCCGTCCTGCGGCAGCCTCCGAGGGCCGACGGTCAGGATCGGCTTGCGGGCCGTCATGCTGACCGCCTCGACCGAGCGCCCACCGGGTCAGGAGTCGCCGGCGCCAGGGTAAGGATCCTCTGCTTCGCCGCCTCGTACGCCTCACGCTCGGCATCGCGCCACGCGTGGGCCGCATCCACCCGGCGCCGCACTAGTAGATGGCAGATCACCTCAGCCAGCATCGTCGCCTCCCCGAGTCAGGGCGGCGACGGACGGCCGAGGTTTCGCAGCCCGGCGCCCGTCGCCGCTGACCTGATCGTCACGCGGCGATCACGCGAGAGGCAGTAGTGACCTGTTGCCACCTGGGCTGTTGCCGGGATTGGCAACGCTGGCAACACGGCCGTTCACGTTCTGGCGGCGACCGATCGCAGCGCCTCACGGAAGTCCGCGGTCCCGGACTCGTCCGGGTAGCGGGTGTGCAACTCGGTCTCCAGCTCGCCGCCGACCATCAGCAGCGACGGCAGCGACTTGCGCTGACCGCCAAGCGCCCCGATGCCCGTCTCGACGGCCTGCTCCAGGTCGCCCTCACGTGCGGCAACGGCAGCAAGCGTCAGCCGGGCCTCCGTCATTCGCATCGGCGCCAGCTCACCATCCGGGCCCGTCCCGAGCTCGAGCACCATCCTGGCGTGCTGTGCTGCCCGGTCGTCGTCGCCCACCTGCCGGTACGCGTCCATCGCGTAGAAGTCCCACTTCGCCGGGTCGACGATGAAGTGATGATCCGGCCGGGACGGGGCCGGCTGCGACGCGAGCAGGATCCGCCCCTGCTCCAGCACTTCGCGTACGCCTTCCCGGTTCCCGGTCCGCGCGTAGGCCTTCGCCTGCTGCCCGGCGAGCTGTACGGCAGCGGATCCGCCGGGCGCCACGGCTTGACCGGCCTCGGCGGCATCGAGGACCGCCTGATAGCGGGACTGGGTGAGCGCGAACCAGGCCTCCATCTCGTATGACCAGCCGACAATCTCGGGGTTGCCGCCCTCTTCGCCGAGCTGCCGGGCTGCCACGCGGGTCGCTTCGGCTGCGGCCCGCTTGCCCATGTCGTACTCCAGGCAGCCGGTGAGCAGCGCCAGCCAGCCGGCGGCGTGGAGCAGGCCCTCGTGAGCAGCCAGGCCGACGGGCTGCCGGAGCTTGCGTTCGACCTCACCGAGCCAGCCGTGGGCCTCCCGCCGCAGGCTCCGGGCATCCCGCACCGGGTACTCGCAGCACAGCTCAAACACCGTGGCCTCAAGGGACTCGATCGCGCCGAAATCGATGGCGCCGGCCCGGATCCGGCCGAGAAGCTCGGCGGTCTCCCACGGCCGGAAGTCGTCGGGTTCGAACCGTGCAGGCTTGCGCGTCGCGGTGAGGGCGATGAGCTGGCCGTCGGCGCCGAGAGCCTCGTCCAAGGCTCGAGCAATGTCGGCGCTGGGGGGACGCTGCCCGCGGGCGACGCGGGACAGGTGCCCGACGTTGATATGGGACCGGCGGGCTAGCTCTCGCAGCGACATGCCGCCACGCAGCCGGGTCAAGGCGTGTTCGAACGTCTCCTGATCTGGCATCAGGCGCTCCCTGGTAGAGGACAGGGGCGGCGGCCGGCCTCTACACCGGCCGCCGATATCGACGGTACGTCATGTGTAACGACGGTGGGGATCGGCGGACGTTAGCTCTCCGGCGTCGGGGTGTCGCCGTCGCGGCTCGGCAGTTCGGCCTCCGGTTTGCCGAGCAGGTATCGCATGCACGCGCGCAGGGCACCGGAGGCACCGCCCGGATAGTCGCGGGCCCACTCGCCGAACTCTTCCCAGAGTTCCGGGTCGACGCGGATGGTGCGGCGGTCGGTGCCCTTTGACGTCACGTTGATCAGGGTGTCATGACGTTTGGTATCCGGTCTACTTGTGGGTGTCATGACACCCATGCTAGCTTAGGTGTCATGACACCCGCTAGAGCGGATGTCGAGAGCTTCCCGGGACGACGAGGCAGGACCACGTCGTCGGTCGTCCCGGGCACCCAGACCACCCCGCCGACTGCGGAGGAATCCGTGACCATTACCGCCACGCCGCCGCGGCGCACCCGCGAGCAGCTACTTACCGAAGCCCGTCAGCACGTCGGCGCCGGCTCGATCCCGTCCATCGAATCCCTGCGGAAGACCTTGCACGTCCGCCGGGAGACGGCCGCCGACGTACGCGAGACCCTCTCCCGCGAACGGCGAGCCGAACGCATCCGCCAGGGCCGTGCGGCGATGGCCGCGGTCGCCCGCCGGAAGAAGCCGCGCCCCCGTCCGGCCGTGGTCGTCGCACCTCTCCCCGAACTGCCCGCCGCGCCGCTCGTCGAGCCACTGCCGCCGGTCGTCGCCGAGGTGACCGAAACCGTTCGGGACGAGGTCGCCGCACCGGTCGTCGAGCCGGTCGCTGCCTCTTCCCGCCCTGCTCGGCGGGTTGTCGTGTGGCCGGTTCTGATCCTGTGCCTGCCCGCGTTCGCCGCGATCTGGGCGGGGTGGGTCGACCTCGGCAGCATGACCGGCTTCGGTGTCGTGCACCCGTTCCCCGGCATCCCCGGCGCCGAGAAGATCGCCATCAACACGGCGATCACGCTGCCGATCGGGATGGAGACCTACGCCGCCTACGCGCTCTACGTCTGGCTGTCCGGATTCGTGCACGGCAAGGCGCTCACCTTCGCCCGCTGGTCGGCTATCGGCTCGCTCCTGCTCGGCTTCGCCGGTCAGGCCATCTACCACCAGATGGTCGCCCTCGGATGGACCGTCGCCCCGTGGCCGATCACGCTCGTCGTCTCCGGAATTCCCGTCGCCGTGCTCGGCATGGGCGCCGCGCTGGCTCACATGGTCCGGGCCGAGTCGTGAGCGTCGACCTGAGCCCCGAGCTGATCTCCCTCGCCTTCCTCATCGCCGGACTCGCCTGCGGGATCGCCGGCGGCCGCATGGAGCTCTCCACCCTCCCGCCCAAACCCGAACCCACGGAAGGAACCGACGATGCTTCGCCGCTACCGGCTGAGGATCTATGACGGGCAGTACGAGGTGCTGCGCAAGGCGAACCTCGTCATCGACGTCGACCTGGAATCGCCAACCATGAACGCCATCCTCGATCGGCAGCTCGTCGCGCTCGTCCAGCGGGCCCGGGTCTCCGAGAACGAGCCCATGGACCACCCGATCATGCAGGTCTGCGACTACGACAGCGGCAATGCCGTCATGGACGTGGTGGCCTGATGGATCACCAGATGTCCCCGACCGGGGTGGCCGTGCTGCTCCTGCTCGCGGTCGTCGTCGACTATGTCTCCGTCGGCCCGAACTGGATCCGCGACCGGCTCGCGTTCCTCATGGCCATCCCGGCGATCTACGAGGGCTTCAACGGCAGCCAGCTTGACGCCTGGACCCTCGAGCGGCTCACCGGCGTCATTCAGTGGGGTCTCGACCGCACCGGTGACGCCTACATCGCCGCGGCTTCGGCATCGGCGGTCGTCGGGATCCTCGTCGGCGGGATCTGGCTGTACGGCCTCGGCTGCCTGCTGCCCGCGAAGGCCAGCAAGCGGCTCGGCCGGCTCGCAACCGTGAACTTCCCGCCGTCCGGGGTGTGGGCGATCAACTGGAAGCTGTGGCTGGTCGCGGTCGCGGTCGGCCTGTTCGGTGACGTCCCGCTCGGCTGGATCGGCGACCTGACTGCCGGAACGAACGAACTACTCGCCGAGGTGTTCGCACCGCTGCCCGGCTTCCTGCTCGGAGGTAACTGATGCTGCTCGCTGCTGAGACCCAGGACCCGGGCTGGGCGCACCTGGTCGGCCTGATGATCGCCTCCGCGATCGCGTTCATCGGGGTGTGGACCCATCGCTGGTGGATGGACTACCGAGGCCACTCCCCTACCCCACCGGACGGGGACGAGATCGACGTGACACCAGGGGAAACAGATGATCTGACACCGGATGACACCACCGATGACACCGACCGGAAGCAGTGGTGGTGGCGTGAACGGGTCCCGCAGCCGGACGGGTCGATCCTCGTCCGGCCATGGCACGGCCACGCCGCTGACAGCCCGGTCGAGGACGACGAGATCGACCTCGACCTTGAGGGCGGAGAGGAAGAGACGCGGGAGGAGATGGCCGACCGGCTCGTGGCCGGCCGCGGCAACTACGCGGACTGGGTACGCGAGATCATGAACGCGTTCAACGTCAGCGAGGCGACCGCGAAGCGCGCGATCCGGGACGCCCGGGAACGGATCGACGCCTGACCCCGGACACGACGAAGCGGCCCACCTCCGCGAGGGAGGTGGGCCGCTGTCGTTCGGACCTACCGAGCTTGCCTGTCGGGGCCTTCCTGCTGGAGCCGGATCTCCGCCTCAACCTCCGGCAGCGCGCCGGCCCACACCCGCCAGGCCACGGCTTCCTGGGCGACGTCCCGGCCGGGGCACAGGGAGCACCAGCCGAGCAGGTAGTGGGCTGCGATCGAGTGACCGAGCGGTGTTCGTGACGTGCCTCTGGTCATGCCGTGCGGGAGTCGGATCCCCAGCCCACGGCGACGCCGGTCGTGGACGCGGCCGGGGCGACCGCGATGCCCAGCGCGCCGAGGGCGGTCGCGGCGATCAGCATGATGTCGTTGGAGTCCAGGGCGCCGTCGAGGATCAGGGTCGCGGCGACCTGCAGCGCGGCGAGCACCGCCGCTACGGCCGTCTTCACGCCGGTGGCGTTCGGCGCCAGAGGCACCAGGTAGGTGGCCACCGCGGTGGCGACCGCGATGGCGATGGCGACCAGCTCGGCCGGTTCGGCGTTGCGGTCGCCGGTGACCTGAGGCAGGACGGCGACCGCGACGGCGTACAGGAACGCCACGATGGCCTTGCCGTGGGTGGACATGGACATGATGATCTCCTCGGAAATCGGCTGCCTCACCCGCTCGGGTGGCAGATATTCATGCAGGTCAGGGGGGTTGCGCCTCAATTTCTGGCGTGCCACGCTGGGGGTGTCAGGACGCAGCGGGTGGTGCCGGCGGGCCTGGCAGGGGCTCCCTGGCCCCCGGCTCACCGGCCGCAGCCAGGGCGGGCGCACCCCCACGCACCCGGCCGGACGCGGCGAAGCGCGCAGCGCAGCGGGTGGCGGTGGCGGTGGGAAGCCGCCGGGGTGGCCGGCTCCCCGGGTGAGGACCTGAAGTGGCGGCGAGATACCGAGCGAGGGCCTGGCGGCCACCAACCGCCGGGCCCTGCTTGCGTTCCGTACCGGTGTTCTAATGGCGTGATGGAGAACAGCGCTGACCTGCGGCAGAGCACGCGGGACTGGATCCAGGAAGAGGCCGACAAGCACTACGGCGGCGACTGGGTGAAGGCCGCCGCGGCGATGCTGGAGGACCTGCATCAGGCCTCCCTGGCGCCGGGAGACCCGTGGGCGTACCTCACCGCACAGCAGCGGCGCCGGGCCGGCCGCTAAGCGATCACGCAGGCCTGCCGACATGATGGGTGAAGGGCGCCCCGGCCGGCCGGAAGCAATGGGTCACTGAAGGTCACACCCACCCAGCTGCCGGGCGCCCGTCGGCCTGTTAGCGGCCGTTGAGCCCGGACTGGGGCCGGCCAACCAGGTTCCGCAACGCGGCGATGTCGGGCTGGGGCCGCCAGATCTCCGACTGCACCGACGTCAGGGTGTCGGTGAGCTTGTCGGCCAGGGCGTGCGCCGACCGGAGCTTGTCGGCCAGGTCGTCGTACTGGGCGCGGAGCCGGTTGACGTCTTGCTCGGCCTCGTCGCGGATCCGGTCAGCCCGCTCGCGTGACTCGATCGCCTCCTTGCGGGCGGCGGCCTCGGACGCCTGTAGCTGCTTGGCCCACTCCAGCATGGCGCTCGTCTTGCTGGCCCGGCCGGCGACCCGGGTCGTGATCCTGGCGACCACGATGCCGCCAACCATGGAGAGGGCCGACGCAAGAATTACTGCAGTGGCGGCGTCCACTCGACACCCTTTCGTTCGAACGACTCCGGCCACCCGGCTATCAGCCACACACACCAGGCGAACGTGGCGAACAGCGCCGCCTGCGGCCAGGCGTCAGCTACCTCCCCGAACGTCTCAGCACTCAGGCACATGGTGGCCCAGAAGATCTTGATGCCGACGGCACCGCCGAACGCCACCCGGTCGCAGTTGCGGAAGGCGAAGGCCAGGCAGAGGGCGGCGACGATGAACCAGGGCGCCGACCACCACCACAGCGGGCAGAGCTTGTCGAGCCAGCTGTAGAAGTTGGTGCTGCCAGGGTCGACCGTGGCCAGACGGATACCCCACGCCGTGTCGAGGGCGGCGAACCCAAGCAGCGCCCGGCCGCGGCGACCCGGGTGGGGCGGGATCATGCGCTCGTTTCGACGGTCAGCTGGCCACCGGTCACGGTCAGCGTGCCGGTCAGCTCGCCAGCCGGGCCAGCGGGACCGGGGTCACCCTTCGGTCCGGCGGGGCCCTGCGGTCCGGCGGGACCGGCCGGTCCTCGCTGGCCGGCATGCTCCGCGGCCAGGTCCCGCAGCAGCATCATGGCGTGCCAGGCGCTGATCGCCGGGTTCGGGCCCTGCCCCTTGGACTTGCGGTGCGCGTTCACCGCGGCCTCCATGGCGGGGCCGTAGGTGCCGTCGGTAGTGAGCGGGAAACCGAGGTCGGTCAGCAGGAACTGCCAGAACTTCACCTGCTCCGAGGTGTCGCCCTTCTTAACCAGCATCTCGTCGTCCTCCTCCTGGGGTAGCCCCCACGGGCTGGTGTCGTTCTCTGCGCCGGTGATGTAGCGGGCGGAGAAGTGCGCGTGGTCGTAGTGCTGGGAGACGCCGGAGTAGGTACGCCACGCCCAGCCTTGCGAGCGGGAAGCAATCCGGCCGCGCCAAATTACGTACTGCAGGCGGTTGTCGGCTCCGGTGCGATGCCGTTCGACGATGCCGCGGATCTGCTGGTCGAACCAGCCGCCCGCCTCGCCGCCCTTGCCGTCTGGCCAGGGGCCGGTCGAGTCGATGTCGAGGGCGTGTACCTCGTTCTTGCTGTCGGCGTCGTGGTCGCGCAGGACGTCCGAGTCCTCGTCGGGGGTGTGGTCTGACGTGGAGGTGTGGCTGCTGTCGCCGATCGCACCGTCGGCACCTTTGTCGCGGCCTGGGGCGGCGGCGTTGAACTCGGTGCGCAGTTGGACGAGGCAGGGGATCAGGGTCCAGGCGGCCATGTCAGCCCTGCTGCCGCGGGTCGACCTGGTTGAGCAGGTCGGCGGGCCACGGGCCGTTGTAGGCCTCGTTCAGGCGGGTCTGCCACTCGGCATCCAGGACGATGCCCTTGTCGTGCAACGCCTTGGTGATCATGCCGATCAGGGCGAGCAGGCTCAGGTTGGTCACGTACAGCTCGCGGGCGACGGCGTACAGGTTGACGCCCGCCTTCTCTCCGGCGGTGACCTGACCGGCGAGCAGGTGCGGCACGTAGTGGGGCGCGGTCAGCATCGCAACTCCTCAGAACGGGACGACGTTGATGCGACGGCTCGCGAACGTCCCGGTGCCGCCGCTGACTCGGTAGTTCATGGTGAAGATGTTGGATCCGGGCGTGAGGTTCTCTTCGATGTAGGTCAGGCCGAAGAAGTGCTGGCCGGTGAGGTCGTAGGACATGGCCCAGTTGTCCGAGGCGGCGATCGATGAGGCACCGGTAATGCCCACCGAGGTCCACACGTTGGTGCCGCCGACGCTGGTCGACTGGCGGCAGTGGAAGGCGATCAGGGCCTTCGGGCCCGTGGTGGCCGTGAGGGTGGGCCCGGCCGTACCGGCGCCGCCGGACAGCGTCGAGGTGTAGGTGACGCTCGTCGTGGTCTCGCCGCCGTTCTGGCCGGTTGCGTCGGGGGTGCGCTGGCTGATGACGTTAGTGCCGCTGACGGCGAAGATGCTGCCGGCCGTGGTGGCGAGCGCCGGGGCGGTCATCAAGAGGTTGTCGCGCACGGAGGCGTTCCACTGGGCGGCGGTCAGTGACGCGTTCGCGACCGCGGTGAGCGGCGTGCTCCAGGCCATGGGTCAGGCTCCGATCTCGCGACGCCCGGCCGCGACCAGCTGCTGATGGAGGATGCCGCCGACCGCCCGGCCGTCGAGGGTGGCGAGCAGGACCGGACGGTCACCCGAGGCGCCGGCGAGCGCGAGGATCTCTGGGGTGAGGCAGCCGTGGGCGGCGTTCTCGGCGAGCAGGTCCTCGAGGGTTTCGCCCGGCAGCCAATTCCGGGTGCGCCCGACCGGCCGCATCTCGAGGATCGCCTCGATGGCCTGCGGGTCCGGCGGCCAGATCACGGGCGCGTCGATGCCGCAGCCACCCAGGCCGACGCACACGAAGACGTTCTGGCCGAGATCGAGGGCGAGCGCGTTGGTGCATAGCGGCCGCGGGCAGCGAGCCACCCAGCGACCCCAGTTCGCCTCGGCGTAGGCAACGCCTGCCAGCGCGAGATCAGACATGCAGCGGCCTGCCTTCCGGGGGTAAAGTTCGACTGCTCGGCTCGCCTGAACCGCGGCCGAGAGCTGGCAGATAGCCGGCCGACGCACCTGATCAAGGCGGCGGCAGAGAACCCACCACTAGAGCGGGGACGGGCGACTCGTGGCAGGCATTCAGTAGCTGAAAACGCCCTGGTCGAATCCCTGGCCGGCGGTGTCGAAGCGGAACATCGTGCTCGGGTTGTCGACCCCATCGGCGGCGAACCGGCCGTCATCGAACCCGCGGCCCACGACGTCGAACGTGAACGGCGTGGACACGACAGGCGGGATCTTCTCCAGCCCGAACGTGGTGACGTGCTCGAGGCCGCCCTGCCCGATCGCGTGGGAGATCTGCTCGACGAACATGTCGCTGTCGAGGCCGGTCAGCGACTCGGTCAGGTGCACGCGGTCGGACAGGTTCCGGCCGAGGCACTCGGCGAGCCGCAGCGACGAGCCAGCGCCGCGCATGGTCACCGTGACCGTCGGCAGCCGCTCGGAACGGCGACCCACGATGAGCTGCAGGATCGCCAGCGTGTCGTACGGGTTAGTCCACGTCGGGAGCCGCGCGTCCGTTAGCGACTTACGCCCGTAGCGGGCGATGCTCGGTGCGTCCTCGACGGACACCGTGACCGTGGTTGACGTAATGGCCTGTGCCCGCAGGCTCAGGTCCTGGACGACGGCGCCACCCGCCGAGGTGAGCGTGATGACGGTCGACTGCCCGGACGTCCGCGAGATGCCTACCGTCACCGCACCGGACACGACGGTGTAGTCGGTGCCCACCACCGGACTGATCGCCCCGACGAAGGGCGTCCCGCCCTGTGCGGTCACCGTGACCGGGGTTCCGGCCGGGACCGTGATCAGACCCTGCGACGACCACACCTGCGAGACGTTGACGGCGATGGTGCGAAGCTGCACGTCAGCGGAGACCGAGTTGACGATTTCTTTCCAGCCGTGGTTGTACGTGACCGGGTCGGAGATGCACGGCTCGACGCCGGAGGATCGCCACGTCGACTGGACGGCCAGCGACTGTGTGCGGGTGAGCCGGTGATGCCGGTCGCGGAACACGATCCGGCCCTGACTGTCGACCGTGACCAGGGCGGAAGGGCCCTCCGAGTCGGCCAGCTGCATCAGGGCGTCGAACGCGTCGGCGTCGTCGAGCCACCAGAACGGCAGCACGGACGCGCCAGGGTCGAGGTCCCGCAGATCGGCCGGCCAGCCCACCGCGTCGAGAACGTAGCCGACCGCCTCGCCGGTCCTCACCGCCTGGTACAGCGGGGTGGACACCTGTACGCCACGCATCCGGCCGAGTGCGTCCATACACGTGACGGGAACGGCTCGGTCGTTGATGCCCGGCTTGATCTCGAGGTCGTCGAGGTAGCCGTTGTACAGCACGGTGGTCGTGGCGCCGACGGTGGCCTGGAGCTTGACCGGCCGGCCGGGCGTGACGAACCCGGCGATCGGCGACGCCGCATTCTCGGGGCTGTAGTGGCGGCTGCGGTTGTCGAGCAGGAATGCGGCCTCACCCGGTGAGGTGGGGCCGTACTGGCGGGCCTGATCGCGCCCGTACCGAACGGTGACCTGCTGACGCTCGTCGAGGGTCCGGCCGGTGACGTCGTCGACGGCGGTGTCGTCGAACCCGTTGGCGAGCCAGTCGATCAGCAGCCGGTAGCTGGCGGGCATCAGATTCGCCCCCGTCGCTTCAGGTTGTCGACCGCCCCGGACAGCCAGTTGTCGACCTCGGCCGGGCTGCCGATTACGCCGCGGTTCTCAAGCACGATCGTCACCGAGGCGCCCCCGGATCCGCCGCCGGACATCGGCACTACACGCTCGGGCTGCCAGTTCTCCCCGAAGCTGTAGGTGTTGCCGCTGGCGCCGACTCCGAAGACCGGCTCCTGGATTACGCCGCCGTCCTTCATGGCGATGTGGATGTGGTTGCGGTGCGCCTCCATGAGCGGGCCGCTGAAGCTGCCCCGATTGACGCCGCGCGTGTATGCGTAGTCCCGGTTGCGGGTGCGGTGGATCAGCTCGAGCGGGCGCTTGGCGGCCAGGAACGAGGCCAACGCATCCTGGTTGTAGCCCATCCAGTCGACGGCCCGGCCGCTGCCGTGCCATTTCGGGTCGCCGGGGCGGTACGCGTTGCCGAACGAGCCGGAGTCGGGCCCGGACCGGATGAGTGCCAGCACCTGCCGCCACACGCCGGAGTCGCCGCGCTGCGCCGACGGGCTCGACGGCCACGACCCGAAGTCCGGGGTGACCGCGGCTGCGACCTCGGCACGCGTCGGGATCCTGGTCTTTGCCGCGCTGACAGGGAACGGCCACACCTGGCCGCCGCGGGCGTACCCGGGCAGCTGGCCGGTGGCGTTCATCTCGTCGAGCAGGCCGGGGTGCTGCCGCTCGATCTTGTTGCGGCTGGCCTTCTTGATCACGAACTCGTCGGCGTGGACCACACCGGCCGGGTCCCACATGCCGCCGGGGCCGGTCCAGCCGCCCTCGGCGTACAGGCCCTTCTCGGTGCGGGCCAGGTCGCGTTTCACCTGCCCGAGCGCCTGCGTCGTGGTGATGCCCTGGTCCAGGGCGCGCTGCTTGACGAGCAGGTCGTCGAGGGCGACCGTCACCGACGTGGGGATGTCCGCCTTGACCTTGGTGGTCACGTTGGCGGGGATCTTCTCGTACGAGCCGACGAGCCTGTCGATCTCTTTCTTCGTGAACCCGGCCTGGCGCATGCTGCGCTTCAGGCCGTCGATGTCCTTGTCGTATAGCTTGCTAGCCGCCTCGAGGGTCTCGCCTTCGTCGATCCGCGCTTGCCGTAGGTCCTCGATCGACTGAATCTGATCTAGGACAGCTGATCGGTTTTTGCGGCCTTCCTCCGAGTTCAGCGACAAGGTGGTCTTGCCGGCCTTCAGCTCCTCCGTCAGGGCGACCGTCGATTCCTTCAGCTTCAGGGCGGCCCTGTCGACGCCCATCTGCTGTTTAAACAGGTCTTCGAAGGCCTTGTTGAGCTCTTCGGTCTTCTTCGCCGCTTCCTCGGCCGCGGTCCCCATGTCGGTCAGCTCGGTGGCCGTCTTCGCCGACTCCTGCCCGGCGGTCTGCACAGCGCCGGAGTACTGCGGAAGACCCTTCTTCAGCTCCTCGACGCTGACGCCGGACTTCTTCGCCTCCTCCGCAAGCTTGGCAAACACGGCCGCAGCCTGGGCGGACTGGCCGCCCTGGACCATCTGCGCCAGCGCAGAGTCGATCGCGGAGATGCGCTCCTTGGCGTGCGTCAGGCTCTTGTCGGCGACGTCACCGAAGCCGGTCAGGCTCTCGATGGTGCCGGCGATGCCGTTGCCCATCTCGGCCCAGAACGCGGAGTCGAGGGTGCCGAGGTCGTAGCCAAGGTTCTCGAAGTCCTTGCCGAGCAGCCGGGTCGCCTCACCCGCCTGCTCCCCGTTCGTCGCCCACTTGTTCAGCGAGTCCGCCAGCGCCGCGGTCTGCGGGTTGAGGTTCTGCCCGAACGCCGCCGACACGCCGGCCGCCGCGATCTGAGCGGCGACGAACGCCGCAGCAGCCCGGCCGGCCCACTTCGTGGTGGCTTCGAGTCCGTTCGCTGCCCGGTTGCCGGCCGGCCCGGTGTTACGGAGCTCCTCGAGGGCGGCCGCGTTCGAGGACCGCATCTTGACCCAGCCAGCCGCGCCGAGCGCCAGGACGCCGCCGAGCGCGGCGAGCACCGTCATGCCGCCGGACAGCACCGGCGGGAGCTGCCCGAACTGGTCGACGACCGCCTCGGCGCTCTTGGCGAGCACTCGCAGGCCGGAGTTCGCGCCACCGCCCGACTCGATCGCCAGGGTCTCCAGAGAGCCCTTGAGGCGCTCGAGGTCGCCGGCGAGGTTGTCGGTCAGCTTCGCCGCAGTCTCGGACGCGAACCCGGCGTCGTTGACCTTGTTGATCCAGTCCTGGATTCCGGCACCGCCCTGCTCGTACAGGATCGACGCGCCACGGACGGCGTCGGCGCCGAAGATCTGCGCCATGGCGTTCGCCCGCACCTCGGGCGTCAGCTTGGACATCTTGTCCTTGAGCTGCTGCGCCAGCCCGGCGAGGCCAATGAACTTGCCCTGGGCGTCGTAGGCGCTGATGCCCATCTCGTCCATCAGCTCTTTGGTCTTGTCCGACGGCGCCTGCAGCATCAGCAGCATCTGCTTGAACGACGTGCCCGCGTCGGAGCCAGTCAGGCCCGCAGAGGCGAACGCGGCCAGGCCGCCGGTCGTCTCCTCAATGGTCAGGCCGGTCTGCGCGGCAACGAGGCCAGCCTGATTGAGGGCCTGACCCATCTCGTGCACGGTGCCCTGCGCCTTGCCCGCGGCCGCCGCGAGCAGGTCGGCGATGTGCGGGATGTCCTTGCCCTTGAGCTTGAACTGAACCATCGCGCTGGCCGCGGTCTCGGCCGCCTCAGCGACGTCCAGCTGCCCGGCCGCCGCGAGGTCCAGCGCGCCGTCGAGGCCGCCACCGAGGATGTCGGAGGTCGCCACGCCAGCCTTGGCCAGTTCGGTGGTGGCCTGCGCCGCTCTGGTGGCCGAGTACTGGGTGTCCTTGCCGGCCTGCAGTGTCGCCTGACGCAGTTGCTCCATCTCGGCGGCGTTGGCACGGGTAGCCGCACCGACGCCGCTCATGGCCTTCTCGTAGTCCATGGACAGCTTGACCGCCGCGCCGGCGACACCCACCAGGGCGATCCCGGCGACGGCAGCCTGGTCGGCGACCGCGTCGAGCTGACCACCCTTGGCCGCCTGGTCCATCTCCGTCCGCAGATCGCGGGTGCTCTTGGCGGCGTCGCGCATCTTGCGCTGGTAGTCCGACACCTCGGCCATCAGGCGGACTCCGACGGTACGCAGCGCCATTGCTCACCCCTCACGGATTCGGGTGCCCCACAGGTGGGCCTCGCGGTTCGGGTGCTTGGCGTCGGGGGTGTAGACGGCGCGCTGCTGCTCCAGCTTCGCCCGGGTCGCGCCGCACACCTGCCACGTGACGTCGTACTGCGGTCCGGTGTCCTCGGGCGCCGTGCAGACCCGTAGCGGGCGCCCGCACAGGGGGCAGAGGCCGTCGCGGTACAGCGCCAGGGCGACCAGCTCGGACCGGTCCTGCTCGGTGAAGCGCGGCTCCCGGGTCGTGATCGACCGGAGCAGGCGGCCCCGCCGGTCGTAGACGTACCGCGTCTCGGTCACCGGCTCGCGGCCCTCAAGCTGGCTCGGGGGGACACCGAGGCGCTCGGCGACCTCTACTCGTCTGCGGTAGCCCGCTTCAGCCTCGAAGCGGCGCGCGAGAAAGGGATGTCGACCTCGCGGGCGTTCAGCATCCACGCGCCGAGCGCCAGCTCCTGGAACTGGTAGTCGGTGAGCCGGGTGTCGAGTAGGTCGGTCCACTCGGCGTCGTCCAGCTCAGGGTCGACGACGGTGGCGCGGATCAGCGCCGGGAAGAACGTCTCCGCGTTCACGCCGAACCCGGCGTCCTGCTTCTCGCCGTCGCGGGGCGGGTGGCCGACCTGCAGGGCGCGAAACGTGTGGCGAGGAAGGGCCCTGAGCCGGAAGTCGTAGGTGTGCTCGCGCATCTCGAGCTCGAGGGCTTCGATGCGCTCGGCGATCTCGGCCGCGCCGCTCCCGGCGAGACTGTTGGCGGGGTTGCGCTGCGCCTGCTCGAGTTCGCGTTCCGCAGCCTCGTGATCGGCGACCAGGTCCCCTCGGAGGCAGATCTGAACGGTGCGCTCCGGCAGCTTGGCCTCGGCGAGCATGGCCTTGAAGCTGCGCATGGTGCCGTTGCCGCTCACCGGTACGCCTCCATCCGGTTCCGGCGGTACGCGACCCCGCTCAGGTGCCGACGGGCGGTGGCAGCTACGTCGAGTGCCTCAAGGAGCTCCGGGATGGGCATGTCGGGGATCTCGTCCGGATCGGCGAACCAGCGCGGCCAGTCGTTCATGGGCGCATTACGAACGAAGGTGCCGTAGTCAACCGCAAGACGGTCGGCGCCGGGCAGGACGTAGTTGCGGCCATCACGTTGGCGGCGAAGGCTGAAGTGGGCCGTCCACCAGCCTTCTGGCGCCTCAGTCAGGACGAACCGTGTACAGGCCTGCTTTGTGTCGAGGCCAAGGGCCCGCGCCCAGGTCAGAAGCTCATGGCGCATGTCCGCGTCGATATCGCCGGTGTCGGTTTCGACGATCACGATTCTCATTGCTCTCCCGCCCGATACCCGATGAAGCGCCCGGCCGGCGTCGGATGGCACCGGCCGGGCACGAAAAAACCCCGCGAACCCTTGGGGGATTCCGGGGCGGCTTGTACTTACGAGGCTGGGTAGAACTACGCGACTACGGCGTCGAGGTTCGGCGTCGAGGTGACCACGAACGACACCTGGTAGCGCTCGACGGTGTTCGGCTCGGGGTTCATCTTGGCCCGCACGGATACGAGCATCGGGTAGACCTCGAGCGGCTGCGTCGACGCCCACGCCGTACCCGCGGTGAGCGATCGGCGCACCGCCAGGAACCCGGCCGTGTCGCGGGCCAGGGTCGTGTACGCGGTGTCCGGCGACGTCTGCTTCTTGAACGTCAGCTGGATGTTGTCGAACGACAGGCGGCCGTTGACGTTCGTGTCGAAGATCGAGTCGAGCGCCGACGTCGACACCATGGCGCTCTGCGGCTGCAGGCCGGTCAGGCCGTCCGCGGTGATGAATGAGTGGAGTAGGATGCCCGCGTTCAGCTCGGTAGTCGTCGGGGCAGCGATGTTGGCGATGGTCGTGACCCAGGCGACCCGGGTCTTGCCATCGGAGACGATGTCGGGCAAGGCCCTACTCCTTCTTGTCCGCCGCGGCCGTGGCGGCCGTGGTCTTCGGCTTCACCGGCTCGACAGCGGCCGGCGCGTCCGGCTGGTCGACGATCCGGGGGTCCTTGGTGAGATCGACGGGCTGCGGCGGCGGTCCGGGCTTCCAGCCGAGGCCGGCCCAGGCCGTACCGACGATCGCCTCGTACGGCAGCGGGCCGCCGTGCCCGACCTCCGGGTGAACGATGTGCACGCGGTCGCTCGGGCCAGGCTCGGCGGTCTCCCGCCAGCCGCGGACGCGGGTCCAGGTGTCGCGCTGATCGGCGCCCTCGACGAGCGCGAAGGCGCCCTCGGCGTCGCGGATCCAGTAGGTCTGCTTGCTCATCGACGCCTCACTTCACGATCTGCACGGTGAAGGCGGCGTTGCTGGTGCTCGCACCCACCTTGACCGTCTGGTTGGTGGTGTTGAGGTTGGAGCGGGTGATCTTCACGTGACGGGACTGGGCGGTCGGCACGGTCACGGTGGTGTAGCCGTTGGCTGCCGCGTTGCCGGCCGCGGTCGTACCGGGGTCCTCGACGCGGAAGTCGAGCGAGCCGCCGGAGGCGTTCGCGACGATTGCGGTGACCCCCGTGTCGCCGAGGTCGCCGGCTGCGATGGTGTCGCCCGTACCGGACCAGGCGGTGATCTGTACCGGAGCGACGGGGGTGATGCCCGGTCCCGTCGCCACATTGGTGGTGAGCAGCGCCATCGGGCGCACCCCCTATCAGGTGGATGTGGACAGTCCGCCGTTCGGCGGACGTGATCTATGGCCGGGCGGCCGTACTGTGATCGGCCATGGGCGCACTGAACATCTGGCACTTGGCCGTCTGCCTGCTCGCGGTCCTCGCGATCGGCGGAGTCGTCACGCTGGTCGTGAGGCTGGCGCGCCGCCGTTGACCTACGCGGGCAGTGACCGCCAGGCGTAGACGGCCACCTCGTCGAACACCGGGGCCCCGGGGATTTCCTCGTTGCGGCGCACCGGCTGTCCTTCGCGCCACCGGATCGGGAAGCAGATCCGGCCGGACACGACCGGCACCTGGTCGAGGACGGCTGTCCGCGTCCGGGAAGCGGTGGCGCGCGCCGACTGCGGGGTGACGCCAACGTTGTGGACGTACATCGACACGTCGAGCGCCGTGGACGCCAGCGTCAAACTGAGCGCGTCCGGGGCAAGCAGCCCGTCGGGCGTCTCGAACATCGGGTAGGCCAGCACGTATTGCGCGGGCGCGGCGTCGCTGACCTTGCTGTCGTACGTCGGCAGGCCGGCGCCAGAGATCAGTGCCAGGAACGCGGCGGCGTGGTCCTCGAGGATGTTGCTCACCGGTCACCCTCCGCCAGCCGAACCGCCAGGTCTTCCATCGCGCGGGCGAACTTCGGTTCCTCCGCGCGGGCGGCCGGGGCCATGAACGGCTGAGGCGCCGACCAGGGGGTGCCGTACTCGTTCTCGATGAAGCCGGCCAGGTTGCCGCCGCGGCGCTGCTGTTCAGGCCCTACCTCGCCCCATGCGCCGGTCGGCGTCAGGTGGCTGTCGTAGGTGATCGAGCTGGGCAGTGACGGCACGTGCTCGATCGACTGAGCCCGCCGCCGGGAATCGTTCTTGATGTTGAGCAGCCCTTTGGCCACGACCTCGCGGGTCTCCTTCGGGGCGGCAGCCGCTGCCTGCATGAAGTCGTCGCCGAGGATGCGCAGCTCCCGGTCCTCGAACTCCACACCCATCAGGACCCCGTGACCTCGAGGCACTGCACGCGCCGTGCGGTGGCGTGGGTCTTGTGCGCCAGGTCGTGGATCCGGAACACCCGGCCGGGCAGGTCCGGGTCATGCACCGACGCCGTAATCGTGACTATGTCGCCGACCTCGAGGCCCTCCACCGACATGGGCAGCTGGACCTCGAGTCGTAGCATCAGCAGCCGGTCCTCGCCGGCATCCTCCCGCTGCGCCTGGGCCTGCGCCTGCTGGACCCGGCACTTCCCCGTGTAGAGCGTGGTGACCGGTTCGGTGACCTCGCCGGTAGTCGTATCCGTGACTCGCCCACCGATCCGGGCGATCGTGCACGCGTCGACCATGAGAGCTTCGGCGGCAGAGCGGGCACGGCCGAGCAGGGCGTCGATCGGCATCGGGCCTCCTACGGTCGCGGCGTGATGCCGGAGTACGGCCGGGCGGTGATGCCCGACGACGGGCGGATGGTCAGCCGGCGGACACGCAGTCCGTCGGATCCGGATCCCGTGTCGGTCAGCGTGCGCACGATGTTGGAGTCGTCCACGCCGGTTGCAGCGTCCACGGCGGTGCCGGTGTCGCTGAGCGGCAGCGTGACCGCGGCGGTGAGGACCTGAGCGGCGGTAGCGGCGTCGGCCAGCTGGAGTGTCCGGGTGGGCGTCGTAACCGCGTCGACACCGGTGCCGGCCTCGGCCAGTCCGACCGCTGCCGCCGCGGTGAGGGCCTGGGCGGCGGCTCCGGTGTCGGTGACGGCGATGCCGGCCGCGACCGTGAACGCGTCAGCGGCGGAGGCAGCGTCCGAGAGGCTCTTCGGGGTACCGGCGCCGTTGCTGACGGCGTCGGCGGCCGAGGCGCTGTCGGCGAGTGCGACCGTGACCGTGGCGATGAGTGCCTCGGCTGACGATGCGGGCTGGGCCAGAGGTGTGGCCACACCGGCGGTGAGCACTTCGGCGGCGGATCCGGCCTGCGCCAGCGGGGTGGACGCCGTGCCGGCGATGTTGTCGGCGGCCGTGCCGGTGTCGGTCAGGGAGGGCGAGGAGCCACCGGACGGCGTGAAGTCGAGGTCGGCGACGTAGGCCGCCGCGCTGGAACTGGACGGGAAGGAACCCACCGCAGCGAACCGGCCCCCGACCGCGGTGATCGATCCCCGGGTAACCGATCCGCCGGAGAAGAACCCCACGATCGCCTTGTATCGGGTCGTTCCCCAGCTCACGACATAGTTACCGGCAGAGACCGCAATCGGTACGGCCGGTGTCGCGTTGTTCCACCCGCTCAGCGCCGTGGTGTCGAAATTGATCGTCTGGATCAGTGACCCGGCGCCGTCCCAAAGGCGCATGACGGGGGTGCCGCCCGGGGCGACGGCCGGCCAGTAGACGCGGAGGTAATTGATCGTTCCCGCAGGAAGGGTGAACCGAATACCCACTTCGGCGGTGTCGAGGAACTCGCCGCCCCCTGCGGCTTCCGGGTCGGTGAAGAAGGTGGCCACGCCGACCTCCGCTCAGTCCCTAGTGAGCCGCTCCGGGGCATAACGCTGAAGCATCTCCACGGCCCACTCGACGACGTCCTCGACTCGCTGGCCGCGAGGATGGCCGCCCGGCCAGAGCTCCAGGTTCTCCAGGCGGTTGTCCGTCTTAACGCCGTTCTTGTGGTGCACCGTTTCACTCGGGAGAAGCTTGCGGCCTAGATGCTGCTCCATGACGTGACGATGCTCAAGCACTCGACCATCACGTCGGATGTTCAGCCGGACGTACCCGTTGTCGTTCAGCCCACGGCTCGGCGGTCGCTGCGAGTATCGCTTGTCGAGGATCACGTAGCCCTCGGCATTGAGGTAGCGGCCGTACTCGTCCCGGCTGCGCACGGCGGCCCACCGGCACTCGTACGAGCAATAGCGGTTGTCGTTCGCCGCCTTCTTGCCACTCGTTGGGCGCTTCACGAACACCTTGCCGCACGACTCGCAGGTGGCCTCACCGTGGCGGCACGTCGCCGAGCAGTATCGCGCGGTTGGGCCGGTCGGAGTAAAGGGCTCGCTGCATCGAGCGCAGGCGACGGGCTTGAAAGTCCGTTTCACCTGCCCATTCTAGGCGACTATGAGAAGGTAACGGTAGCCGTTGCCGTCCACGTCTGGCCGGATGCCTTCGTGCCCTGCGCGATGCCGGCCTTGCGGTTGAACAGCAGCGCGTTGACGGTGGTACCGGCCGTGACGGTGGGGGTGCCGACGTCGATGCCGAACTCGTTCCACGCGAAGTTGCCGTCGCCGGTGCCGAACGTTGCGCTGAACGCCAGCGTGCGGGTACCGAGCGTCCCGGCACCCGAGACGGGCTGGAAGTAGCGGTTCGCGGCACCGGCGGCGGCCTGCAGGTCGGTGTCGGTGTAGGCCTCGGCGGTGCTGCTGTTGCCGACACCGATGCGGGTGGCGGTCGCCGACAGCGCCTGCGTGCCGCCCTGGGCAGTGAGCAGGTTCATCAGCCGCGTCCAGCCCGCGTTGGTGATCAGGTTGCCGAGCAGCTCGGTGGTCTCGTACGAGGCGACGCCGAGCCGGTGGAAGTCGGCGGCCTCCGGGGCAGCCAGGCCGGTACGGGTCTTCACCCAGGCGGTCTGGTCGGCGTCCCACCGGTCCACCCGCCACAGGGTGGTGCCGCGTGCGGTGTCGATGCCCACGACGGGCCTCCTTCTCGTTACTGATTCACGAGCCGGACCGACCCGGGCGGGCGGCCGTACTGCCGTCGCAGGGCTCGGGCGAGCGGCCCGTCGGGGTCGAGGGCGCGTTCGATGGTGGCGGCCATCTCCGCGTACCGGACGGCGTAGTCGTCGATCTGTTCGCTGACGATCGCGCCCGAACCGGCCGCGGTGTTGTAGCCGGTCTTGGCCAGGTCGAACACCACGCTGCGGGCGAGCTGCAGTTTCTGATGCCCGGCCGGGTAGCCGTGGGTGTAGACGACAGTGGCGGTGGATGGGGTGTAGCTGTACGGCAGGGTCGCTGATCGCCAGCCCATCGACCGCCACAGGCGTCCGCGTGACAGCTGCGGCTGGAAGTCGGTGACCGCGGTTGCGCCGATGGTCGCCGAGGTGACCGCGGTGACCGGCCTCTCGGGCAGCGGCAGGTAGGGGCTGTTGTCGTTCGCGTCGAGTTCGATGACGGCCTCGTCGTCGACGACTTCGATGATGCGCTGCCCGGCCGCTGACTGGACGACGCCGGTAGCGATTTCGATGGCCAGTGTCGCTGTCGCGGTGTCGAGGTCCTGCTGCATGAGGGAGGCGAGCTCCTCGGCTGTGACGAGCATGTCGGCCACGGTGCTCGCCTCCCTTCTGCTGTCAGGTCAGCGCTCGGCGACGCCGGCGGCCTTGGCCGCGACGTCGCCCTGCGCTTCGGCGGCCTTCTTCGCGGTCGCCTCGTCGGTTTCCGGGGTCGGCGCGCCTGCGTTCTGGCCGGCCAGGGTGTAGTTCTCGTTCGGGGTCGGGTCGACCTCGATGCCGCGGAAACCCTGCTCGGTTTCGACGTCGACGGCCTTCTGCACCTGTGCGGCGGCCGCGTCGGTTGCCTTGGCGGCCTTCGCCGGGCTGTCCGGCTGCGGGTCGCCGGGCCGGGTGTTCTTCTCTGCCATGGGTTCATCCCCTCGATCGCTGGGAAACGCCGGTGTAGGGGTTGGTGATCCGGTCCGGGGGGACCGTGCCGAGGTTGTTCGCGGCGAGGGTGTAGGCCTCGGATTCCGTGTCTGTCTCCGGCGACCAGCCATGGAAGCCGTACGAGCCCGAGGACTCGCCGGCGGCGCCGATCGTGGCGGTCGACGAGTTCGACGCGGTGGCGTTCGCCGACAGGGTGGCGGCCGTGTCGGACTGCACCGACAGGATCGTGGTCGAGGCGGCGATGCCGGTGCCCGAGATGGGGCGGCCGGCATCCTCTTCGGTGAAGCTGCCCGCGGCCGCGGTGACCGTCGCGGCGCCGGACGTCTTGGTGACCGCGAACGAGCGCGGTTCGTTGCTTCGTCCCGCGACCATGATCAGTACATGATCCGAGCGACCGGGTACCGGTTCGCCTCGGTCGACTGGTCGTAGTTGATCAGGTTGGCGACCTGCCAGCCGACCCGGAAGGTGAGCCGGATCGCGGTCATGTCCTGCTGCGGCAGGTTGTAGATGATGGTGTTGCTGTTGTCGGTGATGACGGCCTGGTCCAGCACCTTCATGCTGATGTCCGAGCGGACACCGACGACGAACTGGTCCCACTGGCCGAGGAACGCGCGCACGTTGGTGCCCGCGCCACCGCCGGACGGGAACAGGCCGCGCATCGGGTAGACGACCGGCACGCCGTCGACCTCGTTGAGGGCACCGTTGGTCCGCTGGCCGTCGAGGCGGTCACCCTGGCTGTTGCGGGCAGACCGGAGCCGGCCCTTGAGGGAGCGGGCGGCGACGATGCCGTCCATGTCGTAGCCGTCGGCCTCGAGGAGCGCCAGGGCGGCGTCGATGTCGCCGAACATGCCACCCTGCGCGGCGGTGGACGCCTCGGTGAAGGTGTTGCCGGCGGCGGCCGCGGCGGCGGAGATGTTCGTCGGGAACGAGGCGGGCGCGTTGGTGCCGAAGAAGACGGCGGAGTCGAACGTCCGGTAGAACGCCTCGACGAGGTACGGCATGGCTTCGTCCCAGATGTCGAGCTCGACGTCGGCGAGCACGTTATCCGGGACCGGCATGATCGTCGCGATCTCTTCGATGTTCAGGTACTTGTTGGTCCAGTTGACCTCGGTCGTCTGCTTGACGCCGGTGTCGCCGTTGACCCAGTAGGCGACGGGCAGTGCAGACAGGACGGGCAGGCGGACCTGGGCCCGGGAGACCGGGATCCGGCGGAACAGTCGCAGCGCGGCCGACTCGTCGGTGGCCCGGCGGATCATGTCCCGCGAGACCTCCTCGGGGATGAGCGCGGCCGCGTCGGTACGGCTGACCAGGTTGTTGTAGGGCATGGATCACTCCTCGATGGTTGGCAGCGGTCCCCGCCCTACGGGGTGCTGCTGGAAGTTCAGGCGATGCCGGCCTGGCGGCGGATGATCGCGGACATGCTTTGCGGCGCCGGGGCGGAGGCGCGGGCACCACCGTCGAAGTCGGCAGGTTTGCCACCGCCGAGCTTCTTGATCGCGGCGGTGATGGCCTTGTCGTCGACTTCGCCGTCGTCGCCGACGAATCGGCCGAGGTCCGCGTACTCCAGGAACCCGGCGAGGGCGTCGCGGCTGAGGCCGGCTTCGGCTGCGGCTGCCCGCAGTTCGGAACGAACCAGGCGGGGTGCTGCGGCCCGGCTGGCTTCGGCCGCACCGGCGGCTCGCGCCTCGGCGGCGGCCCGCTCCTGGTCGCTCATCGACGCCTTGCGGAGGTTGGCGAGTTCCCGTTCGGCCGCCTTGCGGGCTCGCCGTTCTTCGTTGAGTGCCCGACGGCCGGCGTCGCCGAGGTCGTCGGTGGTGTCGCTGCTGTTCTGGCCGGCGCCCGTCGCGGTGTCGTCGTCCAGGTCGGTGGTGCTGGTGTCGTCAGCCATCGCGGCTGTGCTCCTTGCATGTCGCCCGCCCTCGCGGCGGGAACGTCAGCGGATGTAGCCGTGCAGCCGCAGCAGCCGGATCGCGTCGTCGCGATCGCGGGCGCTGCGGAAGATCTGCTCCGGCATGAGGCGCCGGCGACTGCGGCCTGCGGACTCGCGGGTGTACTGGCGGCCATCGGCGGTGTACATGCCGCGTCTCGCGTTGACGACCGCGGCCAGGTCGGCGCCGTTGCGGACTGCTTCGGCGCCGTCCACGCCCAGCAGGTCGTCCTGTTCGGCGCGGTCCAGCGACACGAAGTAGGCGTCAGGGTCCGTGCGGATGTCGTCGGGAACGTCTTCGATGACGGGCACGTGCCTGCAGTCGCAGCGGGGATGCCGCCGGAAGCCGGCGTTCCACTGATACGTCTTGCCAGCCAGGATCAGGCAGCGTGCGCACGTCTTCCCGACAACCATGCGGACGTAGCGGCGAACCTCGGGCCGGGCGGCGATCGCCGTTCCTACCGCGATCCGGCCGGCGTCGGCCACCTGTGTCCGCGTGATCATGTCGAGGCTGAACCTGCCCATCGCCAGAGCCCGCGCCGGCGTGGCACCCTTCCCGACCTCCCGCAGCGCGGTGAACGACGGCTGCAGCAGCAGCGACGCCAGCGGGCGCCCATCCGACGCGATCCCGGCGAACGCGTCCACCGCAATCCGGCCCGCCACGGCTGGTGCCGCACCTTGCGCCTCGAGGGCGTCATCGACGTACGTTCCGGCCGCCGCCGCGGCGGTCGCCTGCGAGGTGCTGAGAACCGCCACGGCCTGCGGCAACAGGGAGCCCCACGACTCGGTGATCCGGCGCGGGTCGATCAGCCGCCACAGCCGGCCCAGCTCCGTCGCCGTCCGCCGGGCCAGGGTCACCTGACGCTCGGCGTGCTGCGCGGCGATCGGCTCGACCGCCACCTGCTACTCCTCGATCGGGAGCTGCCGGCCGGCGGCCTGGGTCAGCTGGCCGAGCGGGTCACGGGCGGCCTGCTCATCGGCCATCGTGCGCCAGCGGGCGATCTCCACCTGCGAGGCGCCCCAGCGCTCCCACAGGGCTTCCTGGGGTACGCCGAGGGTCTGCATCTTGACCAGCGCATCGACGGTTTCGCCCTCGGTGCGGAACTCCGGGTTGCGCCAGATCGTCTCGATCGTCTCCGGCCCGGACGCCAGGCCAGCAACCCGACGAGCCAGGCTGGCGGCATCCTCGGCGCCCTGCCCGGTCGTCCGCGACCGCTGCCGCACCTTCGACACCAGGCCGCTCTCGCTGGCCTTCAAGGTCTCGCCGTTGACGTTGCTCATCTCGCCGAGCAGGTACTGCGCTGGCGTGCGAGTCCGGGACGCGATGTCCTTCACGTCCTCCCGCTTCGCCGCCGAGTAGGGGTCCAGCGGAGCGGCATCCCACTGCCCGAACTTGGTCTCGGCGATGTCGGAGGTGACCATGCGGTTGCGGCCGACGTCGACCCGGTTGGCGTTGCCCTCGGAGTCCTGGTCGGGGAAGCCGATGGCCCACTTCTGCGGGAACGCCCCGAAGTCCTGCGTCATCAGCCGGTCGGCGAGGGTCTTGGCGATCCGGTCCTGGACCGCGATGACGTCGGCGATCTCGCTGACGCCGCCGCCGAGCATTCGGGGGTTGTTCGCCACTTCGATCACCGGCACCTCGCCGAGCGGGTTGCGGGCCGGCCAGTCCTCGCCCCGCACGCGCCTGGGCTCCCACCGGGGCTTCGGCAGCTGCTCGCCGGACATCTTGTTGCCCGGCGCCTGGAACTTGTAGATCCGGTCCGGCAGGTACAGCGTCGCCATGAGCAGGTCGGACCAGTCGTCCTTCCACACCTTCAGCGCCGCAGCCCGTACCCGGCGGCCGGTGCCCGGCTCGTAGGCCACCGTCGTCTGCGACGGGTGCTCCGGTGTGACGAACGGCAGCTCGGGCCGGTCCGGGTTCGGTGCGACCAGCATGAACGCGCAGCCGCCGATCGCCGACTCCAACAGCACCTGGTCGAAACCTGAGTCGAGGTTGTTCGCCTGCCAGATGTCCCACGTCTTGGCGTCCGCCGCCGGGGTGTCGCCGATCCGGAAACCCTCGACCTGCATCCGCTCGACCATGCTGTCGACGACCAGGCCCATGTAGTTGGACTTCGTCAGCGCCAGCAGCCGCCGGAACTCCTCACGGGCCTGCTCCGGCAGCCACGACACGACCGCCGCTTCACCCCGGTAGTAGGCGTCGTACAGGTCGAACGCCTCCTGCTGCTCCTGGAGCTGGGCGTAAAGCCGTTTCACCCACCACAGCGGGCTGCCGACGGGATTGGGCTGAGTCACGGGCCCCCCTCGTCAGTAGCCGCGCACCGTTCCGGTGACTCGGGTCAGCTTTCGGGCGGGCGTCCACAGGTCTGCGGCCGTGACGTCGCCGGCGGCCTCGTGGCACAGCACCGAGGTCACGCAGGCGTCGATCTTCTGCTGCTGGCTGGCCTTGCCGAGGACGTAGCGGCCGTTCGTGCGGGCGTTCTTGCGGGTGTTGCGGACGTGCGTCGCCGTGATCGGGCAGCCGTCGTGCGTCCACGTGCTGTCGGTCTTGGTGATGTCCGTCAGCAGCCGCTCAGCGGCGGCATGCATCTGTACCGGCCGGTACGTCTCAAACCGGATCACCCGCTTCTCGCCGTACCGTGCCGCCCACGCGTCGAGCTCCGACTCCCAGTACGGCGGGTCGGCATACATGCGGACCACATCGAACGTCGAGAAGATCTCGTCGACGGCGGCGTCAACCTCGAGGCGGGGGACCTGGCCGCCGAACTCGGCCGGATTCCAGATCGCCGGCCGCCGATCGGGGCCGTACCTCGGGGTGAACTGGTAGCCGTCCACCGTCTCGCAGCGGATCGCCGTCCAGTCGTCGACGTCGGAGCCGTCGAAGCCGGCCACGATCCGGGTCTTCGGTGCCACCTCGCGGACAGCCTTGCGGGAGTCCCAGGCATCGCCATCACACCAGGCACCGGCGCCGTACACGATCCGGTTGCCGAAGAACCGCTCGGCCTGCGCCAGGTCCCGTGCGGCGAGGTCGGCGGCCTCGGCCTCGATGCTGTCGAGGTCGATGTGCCCGCCGCGGGTCTTCAGGCTGTCGCCGTAGACCGCACGGTGGATCTTGCGGCGTTCGGCCTTGTTCGCGTACGACAGGTTCGCCGGGGCCTGCATGAAGTCCCGCAGGATGTCGGTCGCCGGCGACTCGAACACGGTCTGCGCTACCGACTGCTCCGACGGATCCCAGCCGTTCGTCGTCAGGACCGCCCGGCCGCCCATGCCCGCTAGGCCGCGGTACTGGGTGTCGGCGACCCGGGTCATCTTGTTGGTGGCCGTCCACAGGCCGACCTCGTCCTGTGGAACGAACGTCACACGCTGGCCCAGCCGGGACTGTGCCGAGCTGGTGACCGTGTCGACGCGGCCGCCGTTCGGGAGCCGAATGAACTCCTCGCCGGTCCGCGGGATCACCTCGGACAGCGGCCCGTATTCGATCATCGGCCGAAGGGCACCGAAGATGTTGTCGGTCTGCTCCTCCGACAGGGCCGTGATCTGGATCAGCGGCGTCGGCCAGGGCATGCCCATCGGCTCGCCCGGCTCGTACTCGTAGTAGAACCCGCACCCGCAGCCGTAGTCGCGGCAGTCGTACGCCTCGCCGCCCGCCGCCCAGCCGGCAAACAGCACCGGCCCGACGCCCTCAGCACAGATCTGCGCCGCCGTGAGCGGCCCCTTGCCCCACTTCTGCGGCCGGACCAGCAGCGAACGCCGGTACCGGAACGCGGTGGCCAGCTGGCCCAGCTTGGCGGTCGGCTTCAGCTCGTAGTGGGCGTCGATGAACCGCAGCTGCTCGTCGTACAGCCGAAACGGCTTCCCGCGGTCGAAGCCGTCAGGGATGACGCAGTGCGCTTCGATCCAGCAGGCGTTCAACGGGCCGAGAGATGCCCTACTGGCCGGCGGCGCCACGAAGCGCCTTCATCCGGTCCCGCGCGGACGGCGCCGACAAGGCCGGAGCCTTCTCCGCGCGCTTCTCGGCGAGCTGGTCGGCGGCGATCTTCCAGCCGTTGAATGTCAGGCCGGCCGGAGTCAGCCCGATCTGGTCGGCGAACCGGTGCAGCGAGTTCTTGTCAGCCGCGGTCGCGTCGCCGGACTCGCAGATCGCGGCGGTTCGCACCCACAGGGCGACCGGGTGCTGTCGCCACGGCTCTGCAGCCCACATCGCGGCCTGCGGGGTGCGCCACGCCCAGGCCCACAGCTCCAGCTCACGGGAGAATCGGGCTTCGGTGGCCTCGAGGTCCAGGACCTTGTGCCGTTCCTTGTTCTCGAACCAGATGTCGTAGACCGGCACCTTCGGCAGCGGGTACTCCGGGACGTCCCCGTCGTAGCCGGCAGCCGGAAGTGTGACGAACGTGAGCCCGCGCTTCGCCGACTTCAGCGAGTTCGGGTCCGGCGGGGGGCCGGAGTTGGCGTGTCCACCACTGGGCATTGCTGATCATCTCCTCAGCCGCATCGCGCGGCATCGGGTGGCCGTCACATCGCGTGACGGTCCGTAGTCGTCCTGGAAGCTTTGACCCTGCGGACTCCCGGCTCCCC